TCGGTCACTCGCTCCAGTATGTCGTCCACGTTCTCAGTCATCTGTGGGTCGCCACGCATCGGGTCGAGGTCGTCCACCATCTTGGGCTTCATCCCCATCCACGGCTTGTCTATCATCACCGCTCCGAATCCGTGCTTGCCTTTCTGCTGAAGGATGAGTATCACCTGAGCCACATCGAGCTCGTTAGGGTTGGCCAGGTTGAATGCCTCGGCCCACGATGCGTCGGCCTCCATCATGGTCATCAGCTTCCTTATCTCCGGGCTCAGCTCGTGCATAGGCGATGATGCCTTGCAAAGCACGTAGAAGAACATCTGGAATATCTGATAGGTGTTGACGCCCAGCGTGTCGCAGATGGCATTAAGCAGCACAGCCTGGTCGGGTCTAATCTTTACCGACAGTACCTCGTACTTGTCGCTGTTCTTTTGTTCACTCATTGGTCTATCTCTAAATCAAGTTTGTCGATTAATGGTTTGACGTTGGGCATCTTGTCGGCCACATCGTCGATATTAGTCAGGGGTTTCGAGTTGTTTATCATTCGCAGTACCACATCCGCGATGTCGGCCTTCGGTCCGTCCTCTGGTCGCCACCACTTCAGTACTGGGTCGGTGTCGATGCTCATTCGGTCGTAGTTGATAGCGGCCATCTTAGCCTTCCATTTCTCCACGCCATCCCTATCAGGATATAGAATGATGTGTCGGCCTTGGTCGATGAGTGGCTTCAGTCGCTCTCGCGTAATCATCTCGAGTCCGCCACAAGCTATCCACAAGTCCTGCTGATTGTTACCGTAGGCGATGCTCATCAGCACAGCCGTCTTCTCAGATTCCACCAACTTGATGGTGGCTCGTCGATACTGCTGAGTGAGGTGCATGCCGAAGAATGTCAGCCGCGCCTCCTGCTTGTCGGGGTTGTAGATGTTTGGGTAAGGGTAGGGCGGTTCGTCGGTGAACTCGCGCAGCTCGGGGTCCCAATGCTTTGAGAGCACCGAGTGGATAAAGTCGAAGTTCCAACTTGAATCCTGATCGCGATGCCCATACTTGGCGTGCCCTGGCGGGTAGTACTTCATCATCTTACCCGTGCGCACCCTGCCGGCTTCGTCTATCTGCCAGAAGATGGTGTGCCCTTTCTTGCTGTGGCCCACATGATAGTCAGCCAACGATAGCGGGATGCGCTTGCGTTGCACTGAGTCCCACTTGTTTGCCTCGCCAATCCATCTTATCAGGTTGTCGTTCTCAGGCGTGGCGGCATACTGGGTGCGCAATACCATCGACATCGGCAGCTCTAAGGTGGGCAGTGGCGGCGGTGCCGGCTTCGGGGTGTAGGTCCAATTCACGGGCACATCGTCCACGGGTATCGAGTACTTTTTGCCCAGCCATCTTAATGCGTCTGGGTAGCTCAGCTTTTCGTGCTCCATCAGGAACTCGATGACTCCACCCTTTGCTCCGCACGAGAAGCACTTGTAACAGTTGCCCTTTGGGTAAACGATGAACGAGCCCATGCTCTTGTCGTCGTGGAATGGGCACAGTGCCTTATACCTTACGCCGCACTTCTTCAGCCCGTGAGGGTTGTCGCGGCTGTATGTGCCGAGGCAGTCGCTGATGACCTCCTCGATCTTCGCCGCGTCCATTATTTTTTCGATTATAAGTTCGTCGATTTTAGCCATGATAATTCAACGCATTGAATGGGAAAATTGACTGCGGTCAGTTTGAAGATTGACCGCGGTGAGTTTGAAGATTGACCGTGGTCAGTTTGAAGATTGACCGCGGTGAATATAAAATCCTATTGTAAAGCCAAAACGCGCACATACGCGCGTCGCCCGCGTGTGAAGGTTCGCTGCCCAACGCCCGCCCACCTCATGGCGGGCAGGGGCATCGCACCTCGCAGGCGGTTGGCCTTTGGTACAAAGTTCTTTATACCTTTAGGTATAAAAAGAATTTGGTACAAAGTTTAGAAAGGCAAATCTTCGGGTGGTTGCAACATGTAAGAACCATTGCCCGATTTGATTGTCGATTCCTCCAGATACTTCATGTTGAGCGCCACGTTCAAGTCGGCCTGCTGCTTGGCGGTGTTCTTCTGTCCGCCTATTTCACCAAATACCGTCTTCTTAACGTTCGCCCTGGTCATTGGCCACTCGTAATGGTCCTTGGCTTGTTCAATCCACTCACGTATCAACTTTGGATCATCATATAGTGGCTCCTCCTTGCTCTTGCTGCTCAGGTTGGTGCCCGTGGTGATGATCCTCGGCACGCCAAGCGCACCGGCATCCTCGGTTACCTCAAACTTCCAGTCGTCCATATCCTTGTCGCGGGCGTCCTGTTGCTTCACCGTAAACGTTACGCCGTTGGCCGTCTTGCTCTTGATTGATACCAGCGTGTCGCTCACCTTGTTTCCGAACTCAGTACCAGCCCAGCCTCGCATCTTCGCCTCGTCGTCGTCGTTCTTGCGGCTCGGGTTCTGGTGCAGAGCCATCCAGATGTTGATATTCCGCTCTTCAGCCAGCGAGCCGAAGTCGTTCAGTATCTTTGTGATGCTATCCTCGTCGTTGATTGAGGACAGCAGGTCGCGCAGACCATCGACAAACACCACATCGGGCTGAATGGCATCCAAGGCCAACCGAATCATGTCGTAGCGCTTGCGGTGAACAGCCACGCCATCATCGCTTGGCATATTCTTCAGCCACAGCACCGAGAATCGGTCACCGGGGAATGGTTGGCTCGTGTCCTGACCGCAAAGCCAGTGCACGCGCCTTAATACCTTGGCGCTGCTCAGCTTCTCCATCTCCGTGTCCACATAGAGCACTCGCGGCGGATGACCGAGGAACTCCAGCGTGCGGTCGGGGACCACGAGCCCTGGCAGATACTGCTTGGTGCGCTCGTTGCCGTCGCAGCCAAGTATCGCCGCCATCAGCTGGACTATGAGGAACGTCTTACCGTTCTTCCTTTGTCCGCTGATGGCTCCGAATCCGCCTATCTTACCAAATCCCACCTCGTTGAATTCGAGGATGTGATATGGCTCAGGATAGTTCTTGCGCGGGTCGAGCAGGTAAGGCCGCAGCGTGTCCCATCGTATTTCCTCCGGCGTCCGCATCTGCGGTATGTTGTTACTCTCTTGTTCTTCTGCCATAGTTACCTAATCCTTATAATATCTCATTATCGCTGCGTATTGCGTGTGAATCTTATGATACGCATAGCTCGCGTCGGCCATCTCCTTTTTCAGCGCAGCTATCTGCCGCTCATAAAGTTGGCGCACGGCCAACCGCTTGATGTTGCACTGGCGCTTAGTCTCATTGTATTGAGCTTGCGCCGCTTCGTCGGCCTTGCGATACTCCTCAATCTTAGCTGCTATTGCCTGCTCACTCAGTTTCTTCTTGGGTCTCATCGTCGTCGATTATTTGGTCAGAGGTGATTCCGAAATCTTTTAGGCTCAGCTCCTTCAGCTGGATGTCTTGATGCACCCGTGCATGTAGAGTGGCGAGGGCATCGGTGAGCGAATGATGACCGGTGACGCATGCCTTGGCCAACTTGCACAGGCGCAGCACTCGGTGACGCTCGTCAATCAGTCGTTTAACGGTATTGCGATACATCTTGGTGATGCTCTCAATCTCGCGCTTGGCCTTCTGTAGTTCCTTGTGGCTGGCCTTGAGATTGTTCCATTCCAGAGCCGAGTCGATAAAGCTCTTGATGGTGTCGGGGCTCAACTGCTCGGTCATGTGTAGTCCGATGTGGACCATCACACCCTCCATCAGCTTCTCAGGCGAGAAATACTGATACTCTTGTTTGTGGCCCTCAATCGCCATGCTGTAACCGTTAGGCGTCGTGCGAACTTCAATCTTGGGTAGTTTCTTTTTCCTCATAGCTTATGCCCCTCGTTAAATCGGTCAATCCAATCAGCGATTGCGTTAAGCATCGCCTGGAGCCATAGATATATAAGGATTGCGGCGGGTACAGGCCAGAATATACCGAGCACCACAGCAAATATGGTGCGGTAGCGGCGATCGCCTCCGGCATGCAACCAAATAGCAACCGTCATCACAACGAACATCACCAGGTAGATGATGATTAATACATCTTTTATCATAGTCCTCGCTTTTTTAAGTTTCTGGGTAGATGTGAAGTTCCCGAAAATGCGCGAGGCCAACCCATCGGCTGGCTCTCGGCAAAATAATCATTAGATTTAGAATGGCAGATCATCATCGTCGGCTTGATTTGAGGGGTTCTGTGGCTGCGGAAATGGTGGGGTGGGTTGATTACCCGCTGCCGATGCGTTCGCGCCTTGTGCGGCTTGCTGTGCGGCCTGTGCGCCTCTCACGCTCTCTATCTTGTAGAGTCGCAGCTCGTTGTAGGTCTTACCATCGTACTCACGGGTGCGATGTCCGAATCCGCAGCAAATCTCCATACCATCCTTCAGATTGTCGATTACGTTGGTATCGAAGGTCTCCAGCAGTACCGTGTCGGCATATCTGTCGGTCTCGTGCTCGTAGTACTCAAAAATAAATGGCAGCGATTTCCACTCGTTGCCAGTGCGCTGAGATACGCCGCTCCTCAGTGGCAGTATCTTCTTAACTCGTCCTGTAAATTCCATAATTTTCTATGTTATTAAGTTTGTGTTATTTTTCTTCATCTGTTTCTTTGTCCTTACTGTCTGACTGCTCGCCTTGGCGTTCCTTCAGCTTGCGTTTCAGACCATCGTCGCTCGTATCTACGATGGTCTTCGCTATACTGAACGCCATCACCTCGAGAGTTACCACGACCACCACGATGCACACGGCGGTCATAATCTTAACCACAAAGTCCATCATGGCAGCAAGTGTGAAAGGATTACTACTGCGACGAAGGCTGCGGGTGCAACCACGCCGAGGACAAACTTCTCTGTTTTGCTGAGCTCCTTCGTCTGAAATGGCTCAACGAAAATTTGCATAAATTCCTTCATAGCTTTATATTTTTATTGGTGAATAATCAATTAAAACAGCCGGAACCTCGCGGCGGCGGCTGTTTAAACAATATGTCTAATTTAAAAGTTAATATCCGGGCGAGCCTCACGGCTGGCAGCAGTCGGAATGGAAAAATAAAATCTCTTTAAGATGATATAATAAGATAATATGAATATTCAACAATGCTCTGTGTTCTTCCTGCGGGCTTGCAACCGCCATCGGCCACATTAATGTTTTTTATCAGGCTGCTGACCTATCCACATTACTGCTTCGTCCGGCTTGCTTCTCGCCCTGCTTCTTGCACCTCGGCTATCATTGGAGCTTATGCCTTGCGCAGCTCACTCCTGCTTATGGTGTGACTTCGATGCCGATTCATCCAGGCTGCCACCGCCCTTTCACTCGCTCTGTCGTTCGTCGCTCTGTTGCTGATGCTTGTCGTGGGCTTGCGTTGTGTTTTCTGTTTTGATTTCTGCTTTCTATTTCCACGTTCGTCACCCTCGATCGTCGTTGCTTCAGCATGTCATCACTCCGTCCGTCTTCACTCTCCGGCCCTTCGCCCTGTATTTATCCAGCTGGCGCGTACTGGTTGCCTATGCCTTTAGGACTTCATTGGGCATCAAGCTCCGCCCGATTTTCATATTGTTAGTGGAAGGTGGCGTGCTCGAAACGCCTGCTCATCCGAGGCTCTTCGGAGAATCACCGCCGCTGTGGTAGGATGCCGTAGCATTTTATCGGTCGGTGTGCGAGATTATTCTCCTTATTCCCAAGTTGCCGGTTTGCTCCATCGTTTCCGGCTTTTTCCTTCCTTGTATCGTGGTACTTATCTTTTAGGTTAATTGTAAACCAGCGAACCATCACGGCGGGCTGGGTTCTTGTTCTCTGAAACTTCAATTCCAATCTAATCCATCATAAACTCAACTAAATTACTTTGATTGGATCGGGTCGCTACCCAAGATTGCTATGGTCTATTAAGTTGTTGTTATCACTGCTCTGCATTTCAGCTGCTCTATCTCGCCTGTGGCGAACATCCGCTGAATCCTATGCATCGGGTATGACCACCCAGATACATGCTGCTCACCGCGCTCGTCCTCCACCTTTACCTGGCGTCGACCTTGTATCGCGTGACCGTAACGCTTCAGCCAACTCTTTGTCAGCGATGGGAATGTGTTGGCGCATTGGTCAGCCGTAAGCCATACCTCTGTGTACATCTCCATCTGCTCCTCCATCGTCCGGCGCACCACGGATTTTAATTCTGTTATATCTTCTCTGGTCATAGTTCTTTATTTGTTTCGGGTAATACTTACAGATGTACTCTCATAGTCCTTGCGCACGGTCCAATCGCCGCGCCCCTCGTTCTTCAGTCGGGTGCACATACTGGCCACCGACTGCATCTTCTTCGGGTCATTCAGCTGGAATACGCGGGTGCCTCCAACACGTATGTCCATCAGTTCCTGGGTGCTTACATATTCCTGTGCCATTTTCTTAATGTTTATTAATTCTATTGTTGTTTTGTAATATTTCCAGCTTTAAATTCTTACCTTTGCACCCGCTTATTGGTGTTTAACGGGCTTTATGCGCTTTAGGTGCGTTTTAGGCTGGTTTTTATTCGTTTATTGATTTCGAGTGCAAATATAAGATAAAAAATTGATACGCCGTGTGTATTTATGTAGATTTGTGGCTATTTTTAACCTAATTTAAGTATATTTGTGGATGTTTGAGGTGATTTGTGTATAATATGAATATAAAAAATGAAATTTTTGCAACGGCTCTGGACTGGCTTGTGCAAAACAAAGGGATTGATGGACAGAAGGGTTTGGCTGAAGCCACGGGCATCAGCGCAAACACTATATCGCGTATAATGACTGGTAAGGTTCAGCCTTCCGATGCAACCCTGCGCATCTTGGCTGAAAAGTACGACTTCAATATGGAATGGCTTCGTGGTCGTCCCGGTCAGCTCATGTTTGTCGACAAGAATCACCACGAATGTGCAAATACACACGAATCACCATCTGTCGACGTTGACTTCTATCACGATGCGTTGAAACTTAATGCAAAAGTTATTGAGGACATGCGAAAGGATTTGGAATATTTCAAATCGTTGGTCCTCGACAAAGACTCAACGATTCAAGAAAACCATGAGCAGGTAATCACAATGCGCACCCAACTCGTAAGTCTCCAAACCGAATTGGACCACATCAAAAACACCTTGGCCGCAGTTCGCAAAAACTACGACCGCCAAGTTGATGATCTCGCCCAGCGCGACGCCACCATCAAACTCCTTCAGGCGCAGCTTGCTCGCTACTCCTCCGGCACCACATTCCCCCAAGGTGTCGCTGACGATCGCACCCCAATCACCCCCGATAAATAACAATTTGTTTCCCCAAATATAAAATGATATACCCCAAAACCGCACCCCAACCCCCATAAATAAAGGGAGCCCACAATCCCGCATCCGTCCCCTCCAGCTCCACATATAATTTTGTGGGAAATGGCCGGAAATACGGCGGTTTCGGGAGGTTCGGAAGGATTGTGGCAGATAATATGCAAGTGCAAATCGGTGCATTTTGGCGCAAAATGGCGCAGTAGTTTCCCCGAATGTTTTACCCGCGTTTCCCCAAATATCCCCATAATGGGGAAACCTTAAAAAATATATTTAAGATGATAAAGATAGCTTTGGCCTATGACCACCACAAACGAACACCACAAGGCGAAGAAGGCCCCGTAGAGGTTCGTGTAACCATTAATCGCAAACCATATTATATTAATACGGGTGTGCGTGTGCGCAAAGAGCGGCTTGTTGGCAATACCATCCGCGACGATAGATTCTCGACGGATGCTGACTTGCTGAACGAGCGACTGACAACCATCGTACGCTTGGTAGAAAAAGAGGTGAATCTGTGCCTGGAAGAACGCCGCCCCGTCGATGTGGTTGCTATACGCAATAAAGTGTGGGATGTAGCTGCGGAAGACTCAGACGAGCCCACGCTGATTAAGTGGATCAAGAACATGGCATCGACGGCAAACATATCGACGACGACGAAAAAGCGATACCAGACGCTCATCAATAAGTTGGTGGATTATGGGCAGCTGACGCGATGGGAACATCTCTCGCCGGAAAATATTTACGGCTTCGATGTGTGGCTGCGCCAGCAGTATGTACCGCTCACTCAGAACCAGATAGATGCAGGCGTGGAGCCGGAGCACATCAGCAGCGATACGGTGTATAATTACCACAAGTGCCTAAAGGCGATGCTAAACAGGGCACTGAAATTCGGCAAAATCAGCGTTAACCCATACGACCGCATGAAAGGAGAATTTAAGCGCACCCGCCGCGACGTGGTGGACTATCTGACTGAGGAACAGATGTTCAAGGTGATGGAACTCACGCCTGTGCCTGGCAGTCAGGTGGCGATGGCTCGCGACCTCTTCGTGTTCCAGATGTTCACCGGGCTGGCATACTCTGATACCCAGCACTTCGACATATCGAAGTATCGCGAGGTTGACGGCGAATGGCGGTTTATAGGCGAACGCATCAAGACTGGCGTGCCTTATGTGTCGACGCTGCTGCCGCCGGTGGTGGAGGTGCTGGAGCGCAACGGGTGGAAGGTGCCGAAGATGACGAATCAGCGATACAATCAGCTGCTGAAGGCCATCGGCATGGTGATTGGTATTGAGCGCCTGCACTCGCACATGGGGCGTCACTCGTTCGCCACATGGATGCTGTCAAACGATGCGAAGATAGAGAATGTGAGTCGCATGCTGGGCCACACGAATATTGTGCAGACTCAACGCTATGCAAAGGTGCTGGCCAAGGATGTGTACGACGATTTTGAGATGGTCGCGAAAAAACTGAAATCTAAAAAATAAATGAAATCTGTACTTTGTACGAACTTAATTTTTACTTAATCAAAAACTCAAAATTATGAAACGCAAATCTTTTTCGATGCCAGTGGCGATAGCGCTGGCATGCATGGTCGCAGTGGGTTGCGACAAACCTCGAACCGAAACACCAACCGACGCTCCAGCCGATTCGATGCAGACGCCGAAATGGGAAGACACCATCACCATCAGCATCTCTTTCGGCGATGACTACCGCACCCGTGCCTCGCTTGATGATGTTAAGATGAAGGACATTTGGCTGTATGATTACGTGGGCGATAGCCTTGTGCAGACGGTTCACCAGTCGAGCACCGATGCGGGCTTCGGCTCAGCTTCTGTTGGTATTACTTACGGCGAGCACACCTTCTATGTGGTGGCCTCGGGCGGTAGCGAGCCCTCCACCGATGGCACTACCATCACGTGGGCCAAGCCTGGCGATACCTTCTACCTGGCAAAGACTGTTGACCTGCAACCAACTGGCGATAACAACGTGTCGCTGCTGCTGAAGCGCGTGGCCACTCGACTGCGCATCGCTCCGAGCGACGAGATACCCGCTGATATTGCGTCGATAGCATGGCAGGGAACATGGTACTATGCGCTCAACTATCTCACGGGCGAGGCCGACGGCGCTCAGTCTGCGGAGCGTTCGGTCAGTGTTCCAGCGTCGTATATCGGAACCACCGGCACGCTCACTGTGGCCGCATATAGTCTGTGCCCGATTGATGGCTACTCTACCGACATAAAAATAACGGCTCGCCGAAGTGACGAGTCCGCTATTACTGAAATCAATCTATCGGATGTGGCTTTCGAGCGCAATCGGCTGACGATTCTGAGTGGTGGCCTCGCCACCGGCACCCGCTCCTTCGGCATTTCCGTCGATGATGCGTGGGCCGATGATTTTGTTCTTGGATGGTGATCGCCTAACGACCTGCTCCTCCTGGGGTGGGTCGTTTTCTTCCACCTCCACGCTTTCGTCTTCGGGCAGACTGCGAGTGGCTGTGCCGTTCAGAATGTCCTCGATGGCCGAGCTCTCCTGCATGGTCAGCTCGTACTCGTCCATGCGTGGATAGAATGCCACGGCGATGATGCGCCACACCCATCCCGTCTTCCAGAAAGAATACAATCCCGCTGCATACATACCGGGCAATGTTCCCACAAACTTTGCTATCAGTTGGTTGCGTGGTGCGAACATATAGGGGTAGGTGGTCAGCTTGGTGGTCTTCACCGTGTTTCCGATCAGGTTGGTGCCCTCGCGATAGAGTGAGAATGGCATCGACACGCTTTCTGATGCGCCCATGTAACTCACGTTAGGCAGCACGTCGGCCGAGTCCGCTGGGCGTATCTTGTAGCTCAGATACAGCTCGTTGTTGGTTATCAAGTCCAGACGGATGCGAGTGAAGAACAGCAGCTTGGCCGTTGGGAATGGATAGGTGGTGTTATAAAATAGTTTAAACTCCACCTCTATGTAGTTGTCGGCGATGGTCATCGTGGTGTGGATGTTGTCTCGGATGGCATCGTCGTGCTCCAGATTCGCGATAAATTCTCCGATGGATATGTCGTAGTCCAGCTGCCAGTGGCGTCCGGATGTCTTGGTGTAATAGCGCACCTTAAACAGAGTGGCGTCTGATAACATCGCGGGATCGAGGGCGCAAAGTATGCCTTCTTCGTCGCCGAGTGCTATTGCATAGTTTCCGTAGGCTGCGTGGTGGTTTGCATCAAATACCACAGTACCTCCAGTCACTTGCACCTCGTTTGTCACGGGGTCAAGGTTGCAGACACTTGTATTGTATCTGTCGCCGTAGCCCGAAACGCTCACATATCGCGTGCGCTCCAGCCCGCACTCCACGCCGTCTTCCAGTTCTCCGTCGTAGTCTATCTCGATGCTATCCGTCGGCAATATCATACTTTGTTTAGCGTCGTTGTCACGATATGTGAACCAGTAGGTCAGCGGTAACACGGCGTCGGTTGGTGCGGGCACCACCGTCTTGTAGTTCGCGTCGCCTATATGCCCCACGGTGTATTGGTCGTACAGTCCAATATGGTCAAACATCGTAAACATCAGCGCGTTCGGAGTGTCGTGTACCATCCATCCAAATGCCTTGCAGATTCCCTCGATAAAATACCAATACGTTTCGGCACCCATGAATACGCTCTCGGTGGCGGCTGCGATGGAGTGGTGATAGTTCTCGTTCCAGGGCGAAGCGATGAGCGAGAATATCTCCAGACTGAAGTCGATGTCGGTGATGTGTGGCAGATATACGTGGGTATAGGCTGCACCCAGTCCGGTGATCACCGTATCGAGCAGTTGGCCGAGTGTCTTCACCACCGGCGGGTAGATGGTGCCGAATCGCAGCTTGTCGGCGATGCCGAGTGGCGACAATACCGGCAGACTCACCACGCGAGGATAGGCCGTCCAATCCACATCGAACGACTGCACCTGGATATATCCGCAGAAGTTGAGCGATGCGCCGTAGTAGAACTCCACGTATCGCTGCTTGTCGGTGGTGGGGTAGATGTCGGCCAGCTGTGTGGCGGATTCCTCTATCACGTTAATATATCCTGTGCGATAGCGCACCACGTCGTTCAGCAGGTCGCTGCTGTTGCCCTCTTCGTAGTAGAATGGCTCTGCGTCGCCCTTCAGCGTGGTCACCTCACCTGCAAATCCCTCGTCGTATATGTCGACGTGGCAGCTGGTGCCGTTGAAACTTTTAAATGGTATGGTCCATCTAATTGCTCTTGCCATAGCTTATTTAAAATTAGTGGTGATATATTCGCCGCGACCAGTTCGGCGTCCGTTGTTGTTCAGTACCAGTCTGATCTGCTCGCCTGTTATCATTGTCTCCAGCTTCATGTTGCCCAGCATTCCTCCGCCTATTGTTGGTGTGCCGTAGTTGTACTGCGAGCCACGCATGATAGATGTCTGATAGCGGTCGATGGTCTGCACCAGTGCCTCGGCTCCTTTCAATTCGTTGGCCAGATTGTTCTGGCTCGATTTGTTCAGCACCAGCTCGCCAGCATTGGCCAGTATTGGAGTCACGTCGCCACTGGCATGAGTGCCCGGCACATAGTAACCGTTGGCAGCATGTGGCACTATTCCGCCG